AAATCTATATAAATTTCAGGTTTAAATTCCTGCATTTTTAATTTCCTTCAAATTATAAAGATATTTATACCATAAAAAATATTATAAATCAAGAACTTACAAAAAATTCAAAAAATATTTTGAAATAAAAACTCCTTTAAAATCAATAACTTACGTATATATTTGAAATGTTTTTAAATATATTTTACAACCCAAATAAATAATATACGTAAATTTATCATAATTTTTTAGGAGAACAACTGATGAATGCACTTTTTGAAAAAGTTTTATCATCTGAAGTATTAGATGACGAAACAAAGGCACAAATTAAAGAAGGACTTGAACAGTTTCTTTCTGAAACCCGAGAGCAAATTTCGGAAGAGCTTAAAGCTGAATATGCGGCAAAGTTTGTTGAAGACAAGCAGAAATTGGTTGAAGCTCTTGATACGAAACTTGAAGTCGCATTATCAGAAGAAATTAACGAATTAAAAAATGACATTTCTTCATATAAAGACTTAGAAGTTGAATATGCAGAAAAGTCAGTTGAAGCTAAAAAAGAGTTAGCAACTAAAGTAGCATCAGATATGGCTGAATTAGTTGAAACTTTGGATTCATTCTTAGAGCTAAGAATTGCCAGCGAAGTTGAAGAGTTAAAAGAAGATCTAATGGAAGCTAAAAAGCTTCAGTTTGGTAAAGATCTTTACGAAGGATTTGTTAAGGAATTCGAAAAGAACTTCTTCCGCCATGAAGGCATTGGTGACAAGTTAAATGAAGCACAAGCAAAGTTGACCGAAGTTACCAAACAGTTAAATGAAACAAAGAAAGAATTGAATAGTTCAAAGAGATCTCAAGAAATGAATAGAGTTCTTGAATCTTTACAGGGCAAGCCGCGTGAAATTATGGAAGCAATCTTACAGTCTGTTCCAACTGAACAGCTAGCAGAAGCTTACAATAAGTTCATTCCTCGTGTATTACATGAAAGTGCGGTAGTTGAGCAGAAGGAAAATCCTGTCAAGGGAGAAGTATTAGCCGAAGGTACAGATCTTAAAGAAGAAACAAAAGTCGTCACTGGCGACAAAGTTGATGAATCTAAGGTCGATGAAGTTGAAAAGCCAAGAATCGATGAAGGCAAGAAATTGTCATTAAAGAAATTGGCTGGTATTGAATAATATCGGTTAAACGTCAAACTTAAAGGAGAAAAGAAAATGCTTGACACAAATGATATCGTAAACAATTGGAGTGAAGTCAAAAGCACATTGCTTGAAGGCTTAAACTCCTCAAAGAAAGAAATTGTAGGCGCAGTTCTTGAGAACCAGCGTGACTACATCATGGGCGGAAAGTCAATGGTTGCAGAAACTGCTGCTACTGGTTCTGTTCAGGCTCATGACATTGCAAACTTTAGAAAGACATTGCTACCAATGATCCGCCGTATCATTCCGGGTACAATTGCAACTGAGCTTGTTGGTGTTCAGCCAATGACTGGTCCAGTTGGCCTTGTCTATACTTTGAGATACAAGTACGGTGAAAACGTAACACACGATTCCGCAAACTCACAGTTTGGTGGTTTTGATATCGTAGCAGGCGACGAAGCTTTCGGCAACGCTAAGCCAATCCGTCAGTTCTACTCCGGTACAGTTGAAGCTGCTCAGACTGCAGGTGCATCTGGTATTGATGGTCCTTCCGCTCCTTCCCAGATTGATGCAGCAACTGCTGGCGGATTTGCATGGCAGTCTTCACAGGATGTTCAGACCTACGGTTCTGGTACAATGGACTTTGGTTCATACACCTTACCAGTCGGTGGAACAATGTTGGGTGGTTCTAACAGCCACATTGAAGGTTCCGGTGGACGTAGAATGCAGCTTGAAATCATCAACCAAGCAGTAGAAGCGGGTTCCCGTAAGCTACAGGCTGGTTGGACAATCGAAGCTATGCAGGACTTAAACAGTCAGCATGGTTTGGATATCGAGTCCGAAATGACCAAAGCGATGTCCGCAGAAATTGTTCAGGAAATTGATGCTGAAATTATCAATGACTTGTTGGCTCTTGCTGGTACTGTTCGCACATACGATCACACCTTGACTGCTGGTACAACTTATGCTCCTGCATTCGTTGGTGACCGTTTCGCAAACTTAGGTGTCCGTATCAACGAAGTTGCAAACGAAATCGCACGTAAGACTCGCCGTGGTGCAGGTAACTTCATCGTAGTTTCTCCGATGATCGTATCTGTTCTTCAGTCTGCTGCTAAGTCCGTCTTCGCACCGGCTGTTGAAGGTTCCTTCAAGGGTCCAAACAACACAATGTTGGTTGGTACATTGAACGGTTCCATCAAGGTTTACAGCTACTTGTGGAATCAGGCTCAGCCGGGCTCTTCCGCTCCTGCTGGATCTGACAAGATTCTTGTCGGATACAAGGGTGGAAACGGTGAAACTGACGCAGGTTACTTCTACTGCCCATACATCCCATTGATGTCAAGCGGCGTTGTAGTTAACCCTGTAACCTTCCAGCCAGTCATTTCATTGATGACTCGTTACGGAAAAGTGGTATTCACTGATCCTAACACATCTCTTGGAAATAGCGCCGATTACTATGGAAGAGTAAATGTGGCAAATCTTGAGTTTGTTTAATATATCAAACCCTAGTAAAATCAACAAATCCCGCCGAAAGGCGGGATTTGTTTTTGGTAATTCCGAAGATTATTACACGGTTTCATTTTAGTTCATACACTTTACATATATACGTTTTTATTGTATTGTATAAAAATGAATATAGAAATGCACGAACATCTAATTAAAAATCTAAAATTAGAGTCACAAACGCCAGAGGCTTCGAGTAACATCAAGCATCCGCTCAAATGTTTGCTATGTAATAACATTTTCCATGCTACTCCAAAATCAAAAACTGCAAATTATAAAAAATATGGTATACAAGGATGTCCGGAATGTACATCAGCTAATAGATATGCTGGTACTATTGCAGTAAATATAAAAAGACTGGAATCTATGGGGTTTAAATTACATGAACCATTTAAAACCATTAAACATAAGCTTCTTATATCAAACACAACTTGCTGCAATCGACCATGGAAAGCGAAAATAGAAAACGTTCTAAATGGTGCATCAATCTGCAGACCGTGTAATGATGATAAAAAGCGAAAACGCTTTGAATCCATAATACAAGAACGCTTTCATCAAATATGTGCAAACCAAGAGGGATGGCATGACTATAGGCGGCTTGTTAGATCACTCACTTATAGAAACTATAATTCTAATAAAGAAACAATAAATCCACTGAACCTTCCTAGAAAAAGAGGTGGAGAACACGGTGGATATCATCTGGACCACGTTGTATCCATCGCATATTGTTGGAAACATAAAATTCCTGCAGAAATATGCGCAGATCCAAAAAACCTAAGACTTATAGAATCTCTAACAAATATTAAAAAATCGTCAAAACCTATCGGGGCTGTTCCGTCCATATTCAATGACTATCTTCCATTTAAATATAAAATAAATCAATTTGCTGATTATTTGGAGGATAAACTCAAAATAAAATTTGAGAAAAATTTTGAGATTGATGATCAATTATTTCAACTAAAATATAATAACACATTGATAGACATCCTTTTAAATGAAGATTACAAATTCTCCATTTTAATGTCCAGATATCATTTATTAAACGTAAAAAAATTATGTACAGAAATTGGGTATAATTACATTCCGGTTTTTGAATATGAGTTCGATCAGAAGCCGGAACTTATCGCAAAGAAATTATCACATATATTAAAAGTTAATAAATCTAAGAAAATATATGCAAGAAACTGCACTGTACAGGAAATCGATTCTAAGACATCCAATCGGTTTATGGAGCGATTCCATATACAAGGCAAGTGCAACTCACCTATCCGACTTGGATGCTTCCATGGAGAGGATTTGGTGGCAGTAATGACATTCTCAAACAATAGAATGCTCTTCAATAAAAATAATAAATCTAAATACGAACTCGTTCGATATGCGACAGATTCTGATTACATATGCGTCGGTGTAGCATCTAAACTTCTTAATTATTTTAAGAAAAATTTCATATACTCTTCCATTTATTCCTATGCGGATAAAAGATGGAGTGATGGTAACTTATATAAAACATTAAAATTCAATATAGAATCAGAATCCGATCCCGGATATATGTATTTTAAGAATGGGGAAGTCCATTATCGATATAAGTTTGCAAAGCATAAACAAAAAGATTTGCTACAAAAGTTTAATCCTTCTAAAACAGAATATGAAAACATGCTGGACAATGGATTTGATAAGCTCTATGATTGCGGGAATTATAAATTTGTGATGGAATTATGAACTTAGATATTTTAAAAGAATTTGATAATGCGTCGATTGAAAAGATAAACATCGGTGAGATTCTTCGTATAGATAGCTATTCATATTATTTCATTAATAATAAATTACTATCGTTGTTGAATAGAACGAATCCTCTCTATTTAAGAAATTTGAGAAAACTAAGCGACAATAAAACTTTTTTTATATTTGAAGATGAATTATCCAATAATAGATTGCGTATAATTGACAAAATAAAACACACTTCTCAGCGAAATACATCACCCGCAATATACGCCAGACATTGTACCATATATAACATCTCTTCTACAGAAAAACGTAATTTTTTACAGTCTAATCATATACAGGGTGATTGCCAATCCTCTATAAATTATGGTGCATATTATTACGATTATTTAATTGCAGTAATGACTTTTTGTAAACCGAGAGTGTTTATGGGAACAAAGCACACTACTTCCGGTCATTACGAGTTGGCAAGATTCGCCACATGTCGTAAGTTTAGAAGTATAGGAGTTGCGTCTAAATTATTGAAACATTTTATCAATAATAACTCTTTTTCTGAAATATATTCATATGCAGATGCAAGATGGGGTTTCGGTAACATGTATAGCACTATCGGTTTCAACCTGTCACATTGGTCTAAACCCGAATACTATTATTTACTTAATGGAAGTAGACTACACCGATGGAATTTTAGAAAAAGTGAATTAAAGAAAAGATATCCGGAGCACTATTCGGATAAATTGACAGAATTTCAAATAACGGATAGTATCGGTATTGATCGAATATATGATTGTGGAACGTATAAATTTATTATGAAGGGATATTGATAATGGAACATAGTCAGGCAGACTATTTAGAAAATGAATGTAAATTACGAGTAGTCGATATAAGCAAGCCTAGTAAAGAAAAACAAGAAATAGTATGTCTATTATGCAGTTCTATTTTTAATGCCACACCATCTTCAAAACTAATGAATTATAAAACCTACGGTCAGAAAGGATGCCCATCTTGTACAAGAAAAAATAAAGAACGCGATATAAAAATAAAAAATCTAACTACAATGAAAGAAAAATACGAATTACTTTCCGATGTAGATGAAATGTCTTTATCTTATAAAACTGTAGCAAAATTTAAAGCTCGCTCATGTGGGCATGAGTTTGAAACGAAATACGAATATATCGTTTTTAATAAAATAAATTGTCCGGTATGTAATAAAATCAATCTAAAATCATCCAAATTTGTCGATAAAAACGGTATTATAATTAAAAAGCAAGCATTTTCTCATAATACTTTCTTGAAGATGCTTAAAGAAAGTTCGCCAAATATTGATGTTTCTGAAAATAATGTTTATAATGGAATGTATAATCCACTGTTTTTTAAATGCTCAGAAGGACACGAATGGAGCACTCAGCCCAGATATTTAATTTATAATAATTCGGGTTGCCCATATTGCTCTAATATAAATCGAGGTAAAAATCCAAATAATAAGGTTTATATTAAAAGTTTAAAATGGCTTAATTATATGCAAAATATATTAGGTCATCCGATTAAATCTATTTTAACTGGAGAAGAAGTTTGTGTTAAATTGGGAAACGGTAAGTGGGTTTTCGCAGACGGATACATAGAAGAAAAGAAAATTGTACTGGAGTTCAACGGGTCCGCATTTCATGGCGATCCAGCGGTGTATAACCCTACGGACCTGTGTCACCCATATAAAAAGGAATCGTGGCAAACTGCCGAATATTGGTATAATCAAACAAAAGAAAAGGAACAGGAACTAATAAACTTAGGTTACACCGTAATTTCTATATGGGAATCAGAATGGGATGATATGGTAGAAAGTAACCCACTATTAAATGAAACTACTGAAGCTATACGTTTATATCAAAGTAAAATATAAATACTTTTAAAGAGATTTATAAATGAAACTGTGTAATATTGTTGAATCGGTTACTTTTAATGTTGCAGAAAAAAGAAAGACGATAATGGTGAATATACTTCGCCAATTCAGAGCTTAGTTAAAAAAGACTGTGAAGCATGTGACGGTACAGGTAAAGAAGAATGGGACGGAAATTCACACAAGTGCCTTTATTGTGATGGAACTGGAAAATACGAAGATTGGGTTAGTGATCACCCAGAATTAAATGTCTCAAATGCTAATGCACGTGTTTTTCTAAATGCTTTGGGAATTTCTGCAGAAGAATTATCCGGCGTAATAGAACCTAAAGACTTTCCAGAAGTGCGCAGAAAGTTGATGAGATTAATCAATACATCAGATGCAGACTCTTACCAAAGAGATAGTGAAGTGTATGGTGGTGATACTAAAATAGATAGATCTGGTAATGTTCCTGAAATTAAAAAGACGGCTAAAATATACTCTATGGGATTATCTTCTGACAGAATAAAAACATATGCTAGAACACTTTTAAATATGATAGATATAGCGGCAAAAGAAGGATTTGTTATATCATTTGCATAAATATTATGTGACATGGATGCTGTATTATGATTACATTAACAAGATTTGCATATTCTCCAATGGGAGTATTTGGCAGACTAACTTTTGAAGATTTTTCCTGCTATACAGTAGAGCGTCCATGGGAAAATAACATCCCACGAGTTAGTTGTATACCGGAAGGAGTTTATACATTAAAATGGTATGATTCACCAAGATTCGGTAGAACTCTTGCTGTTGATGGTAATACTGTTTCAGTTTATCAATCTAGACATCATCAAAGATCAGCAATATTAATTCATCCGGCGAATACAATCGATGACTTATTAGGTTGTATTGGTCTTGGTTATGTTTTAGGATTTTACAAAGATAAATGGGCAGTGCTAAATAGTAGAAAAGCAACAACCGATTTTCTCGAAATCATCAGATTAGAAAATTCTGATGATTTTAAATTTAAAATAACTAATAATATGAGATCATGAGTACACAATCATCTCCTAAATTATCATTTAAACAATATTGGGAATCAAAAGAAGCTCTGAGAGAAGCTGGAAATAAAAATATGTCATACTCGAAGACATATAAAGTAAACAAATATTGTAAGGTTCCAGTATTTGAATCTAATCGAAGAGAATATTTAAATTTAAAACCAAAAGATTTGATAGAATTGGAATGGGAATATGATTCCTTATTAAAAACCAATAAATTAAAAAAGTTTAGTATTATTGAAGAAGAAAATAAAATTCAAAAATGTATTGTGTGGAATTCCAAAAAAATTGCAGAATGGGTAAATTCATCTACTTTTGAAGTGCCATTAATATAAATATTACTGTATTATTAAGGCAAAGAATAAATCATGTTAGAGTTGCTCGCAATTATTGCAGAATATGGATGGCAAGCATTTGTTATATTTCTATTCGCAGTTATTTTAGGAAAACATTTTATAGAGAGACTTAAAGATAAGTCGGATAAAATTAATCCACACACACCAGAACCCACCCTTCCAAATTTAAACGATGATTTGCAGTTGAAATATCACGTATTTTTTTCAACTGCACAATATAAACTCATTTCGGAAATACCTAATTTAATTTTATCAAAAACTTTACCTATTCGGCAGGCATTGTTTAGGGATATTTTATATATTAATATTAAAAACATATATGAAGTATGTCAAGAAATTGCAAACACTGATATGAGTACATGGAATTCTCAGCAATGGTCGGCTGAGATTATAAAAAAATTAGGTACAATAACGGAAGGCTTTAATAAAGATGCTAGAAATGAGGGAATTCCAGACGAAGTTATTTCCAAATTTACAAACTGGAATCTTTCTAATATAGAAATGTTATATGATTATGTTGACACAATAGGAAGCTCTTCAGCTTATCCAAATGTTGGAACAAAAACAACAACATTGTTCTTGATAATGAATCTATTAGTCGTTTCAACTATTGCGGATGCAGAGAAAACTTTGATTTCGCTCAATGGTGATATTTCCGGGAAGATGTATAAGGGACAAGTAATAGAGCCTTATGACTATTCTATAAATAATTAAAAATTCGGAAAACATATGTCATCAGTATACGATAAATTCAACGATTCTCCAAATCAAATTAGAATAGAAGGACAGGAAATATCTATTAGATTTCAAAGAACTAGCGATACAACGGCTAGAATTTCTTGGAACATTCCTGCCCCTGCAAATGGCTGTAGTTCGGATAATCAAGCATATGATGGAATTGTAATTACATTCGATAGCAAGCCCGCAAACTATATATCTACTTCGCCTAAAGACGGCACATATTATAATGGAGATCCAACTGCCGACACAAATTTACACGCCGGGGACAGAATAGATACAGCATATGTGCTAGCAGCATTTTATCATGATAAAACTACAACTTTCATTGATATAGACGGAATTGCCCCGCGAACTCCATACTATATATCTGGTTATGCAGTAGATAATGTTGGAAGATATCATAGGGAAGGTGTCCATGCATATTCTTTACCAACCGGGACTCAAGAGGGTTCCAGAACCGATAATCCATCAAAACACGAAATAGGAATTTCATCAGTTTCCGGAATAATGGGAACAACATCAACTGGACTTGAATCTAATAGAAATTATACTTTTAATTTAAAGATAGATTGTAAAACCTATCCCGTACAAATCAAAGGAGTCGAGTCTCTAACATATCAAGATTTAGTTAATGCTATCAATAGAGCGTTGGCTGAAATGCCAGAATCATTCAAGTCTCCAAATCCACCAAATTTCGGTGAATATTATTTAGATTTATTAAATAAATTTTTATATAAATGGGATGGATTTAAAAACGTACAACTGGATCTAAATTCCAGTGCATTAGATCCTGCACAACCGATTGTCGGAACTTTTTGGTTCAACACTTCAAACCAAACTTTGTATGTATATGAAAGTGCCGGATGGATTGCTTACACAAATATAGTAGAGTCCGATGTAGATCCGACAAATCCAGAATGTGAACAATTATGGTTTAATGGAACTGATGCATGGGAGTGGGAATCTAATAGATGGTGTAAACTATGTGTTTATAATCAAATAAGAAATCCACTGCTTCCTCCAGTCTTTAATTGTGATACGTATTGGTATGATTCAACTAATCTATTACTTTATAAGTGGGATAACACTTTAAAGAAATGGAATGATATATTAGCAATTTATACAACAAAAGATCCAAATACCTTAAATACTGGTGATTACTGGTACGATGAAACTGAAGAAAAAATGAAACAGTTTGTTGGTGGTACTTGGAATGAATTGAGCGATATATATTATGTTGAGAGAGATGAGACGGAAGAGTTTCCAGATCCTCCGGGAGCTATTGCTCAGAGATATTGGTATATTCCTAGTACTGGAGAATTCTATAGAAGAAATCTTCTAAACACCGAATGGGACGCTATAAGTTTTGTCAGTTTCCCAACAGACCCTCGTGATATAGAATCATGCGACTTATGGTGGAATTCAAATCCGTCAATAGATTACTTATATGCATGGGATGAAGTAAATTCAGTTTGGAAGGCGGTCGATAGGTTCATTCAATCAACAACGAACCCGTCGCTTGCACCAATATTACCAGATTGTGCTGTATGGTATAACCCAACAACAAAAAAATTAAAGAGAATTTTAGATTCGAAATGCACGGATATGGGTTATATAAATTCCTTAGTAGATCCAACCAATTTAGATGCTGGTTTTGTTTGGAAAAATGGGGATGTTTACAAATATTGGGATGGTGATGAGTGGATAGACTTGGATATATTCATCCAAGTAGATGATCCATTTGTTGTAGACGAAGGCGAATTTTGGCTAAACTTGGCAACAAATCAATTATTCCAGAGAGTTTCAGGTGCTTGGGTGGAAATATTTTATAGCTCTGTACCATTAGTACCAAAAGTCGGCGATTTGTGGTTTAACACTTTAAATAAGACTTTAAACGAATGGGATGGAACTACTTGGGTAGAAACTAACCCATTCGCATATGCAGTTTTAGAGTTGCGTGACTGTCTAGATGATAAAGATAAAATTGTATTCTACACTAAAAAAACTGGATGCGCTCACCCAATAGAAGTTGTTATAGAAGCCGAAAGTGTATTCAGTTATTTGACAAATTCTGTCATTTACTATGATCCAATTAATGGAACTACCGGACTAGCGCCGGGTCCGATGTACAAGCAGCTTGGTGTTGGTGATGATGGAAGCCCGGATGAAAGAAGAGCACTGCATGATTCTATTAGAATTACACTAGGGCACCCAAGTGTTAGAGTTGAATTAACGAAAGAACAATTAGATGAATGTATAGATAATGCATTATTGATGCTAAGAAAAAATTCCAACTTACCATATAGGGGTGCATTGTTCTTCTTAGACTTAAAACCAAATCAACAAATTTATACGTTAAGTGACGCATGTGTTGGCTTCAATAAGATCGTTGATGTGATATCTATTCATAGACTTCGTGCTGGCGTATTTAGAAATGCATTTGCAAATAATGATGCATTTCAATTTGCAGCTTTGCAACAGTTATATAGACTGGGAACTTTCGATATGCTAACTTTCCATCTAACATCTTCTTATATTGAAGAGTTGGAAAGAATATTTGCTGCCAAGATATTGTATCAATGGATCGAAAATACACGAGAATTAAAAATGTATCAAGTATTTCGTGCAAAAGAACGTGTATTGGTTGAAGCTACCATAGAAAAAACTGAGCAAGAACTTTTCACAGATAGAGAAACTCGTCATTGGATTAAGCGTTGGGCTGTAGCTGATGCTAAAATGATGCTTTCGCAAGTTAGAGGAAAGTTCCAGACATTACCGGGTCCATCTGGAAGCACTACGCTCAACAGTCAGGAGCTGATCACCCAGAGCGAGGCCGAGAAAGCTGATCTAAAATTAGAATTAGATGATTTAAATATGCAAGATGCAGTAGATATAGGCATGAAAGCCCACTTTGTCTTAGGTTAACGTTTACATAAAATATTTCTCCCGCAATCGAATATTTTAAATAACGCTTGATCTGAATTATCGGAGCATCTAATGTCTTTGGAAACATACCAGCTTATCGGATCTATAGTTTTAATTACTTTATAATCTCTGAATAGCGTATGAGAGATAAATCTGTTATCTAGATTAAAAATTATTGTTTGGTCAGGGAATGTTATATGAATATTTTGTTCAATTTCATCTATAAATTGCTGCAGATTAATAAAGGAAACCAAATCAATTATTTCCAATTTATTTTCAGTTGATTCTTTAC